TGTCGACGTACTGCCGCGTCGCCAGCACGATCGCCGGATCGATCTTCAGCTCGACAGCGGCGCCCGAGGCGGACAGCACCACCATGCGCACGGACTGCGTACGGCCGGACCCTTCGGCCAGCTGCGGCTTGTAGGTCTCCGGGCAATTGCCGTAGTAGGCGAGCGTGCCGTCCGCATCGATGAGACCCAACTCACGAATCCACCAGCCGCCTATGGTCTCCGGGATCACCAGCTCGGCCACGAACTGCCCGGGGTTGGCCTGGTCCTGCCAGATCGCGTTGATCTGGGCGCGGTAGCGCTCGTTGACCAGCGCGGCGCGGTCACGGTCGGGCGTCGGCAGCGCGCCGCCGCCATCACCCACGGCGATGTGTGTGTACTTGCGCGCCTGGCCGAGCGCCTTGGCGTTGGCGTCGCGGGCCTCGCCGGCTGCGGTCGGAACGATAAAGAAGGTCTGGGGCATGGCGTTCTACTGAGAGACGGTCAGGGTGTCGATGTCGTGGGAAGCGCCGGAAAGAGGCGCGGTACCGCTCACAACGATGTCGGGCGGCGAGTAGGGGTAGACGGTCAGCACGTCGCCCAGGTAAGCGGCGGCGCTGGTGGCCTGGGTGCCGCGCGCCTCGATGCTGATCTGGAGGCCGAGCATGGGCCGGGAACAGGGTTTCGCGTCATCGATGAGCCGTTCCAGCTCGGCGTACATGGCCTCGTCGATGCCGGTTTGCAGGACACCAACCTCCAGCCGGAACGACCCGCGCGGGCCGGGCGGGTTGGTCTGCCACCACTCGATCACGCGAATGAGGAAGCCCAGCGGCTCCACCGCGCGGCGAAGCGCGCCGATCGTGCCCTTCTTGCGGTGCACGAAATACGCGGCAGCCGTCACGGCGCGCTTGGTGGCGAGCGGCCAGGCCGGGTTCCAGCGGTCCACAGAAAACGACCAGGCCAGGAAGGGCAACAGCTCGGCCGGGCAGGTGGCCGGGTTCCACAGGTCGCGCAGCGGCACCGGCACGCGCTCGATGCGCCCGCCCGCCTGGGCGGCGCGGCGCTCCAGCGGCGTCGCGTTCGGCGGCAGCAGGGTTGCGCTACTCACTGGTGCCCCCGTTGACGATATCCACGCCGGTGCAGTAGCCCGCCTGCGTCAGATCGAGCGCGATGTCTTCGGCCGGTTCGTGCAGCACCAGCTTTTCCACGCCCTCCACATGCAGCGCCGCCGTGATCGCCGAGCGGTTGATGTCGCGACCGATGCGCCGCCGCGTGGTGCGGTAGGTGTCGGCCCGCTTTCCAGCCGCGTCCAGGATCGGCTCGGCCGCCGGTCCCGATGCCAGGTACAGCGTGGCACGGATGCGGTACGGGACGACGGTGACGGATTGCACCGTCAGGCGGTCGCCGAGCGGCCGGGTGTCGTCATCGCTCAGCGCGGCGCGCACGGCGTTCAGCAGGCTCTCGTCGGCGGTGCCGTCGCCCATGTGCGACAGTACCGAGACCACCACCTCCGCGCCGGCCGGGCTGATCGCGCGTGCGTCCGCCACCCGGCCGTCAGCCGAGCGCGCGAACTGCTCGTAGGCCTTGGTCGGGCCAGCGACGGACAGCCCTTCAAACGCTTCCTGTGTGCGCTCGCGCAGCGAGTCGTCGCCCTCCATCACGGCAGGCGTCGGCGGCACGGTGGTGTCGTCAGCCGGCGTGATGGTCAAGCGCTGCACGTTGAAGTTCGCCGCGATCTGCTCCAGGTCTTCCCCTTCGGCGAAGGCCAGCATGACCCCGCGCGCCGCGTCGTTCACACGCTGGCGCCACACCAGCTCGCGGTAGGCGTTCTCCTGCAAGAGCTTGGTGATCGGCTCGGATTCCAGCTCCAGCGTGGCGCGCGCGGCGTCCCGCTGGTCGGCCGGGTGCAGCGACACAAAGTAGTCTTTCCGCTCGGCCAGGATGGCTTCGTAGTCGAGCGTTTCGACCACGGCCGGCGCCGGCAACTGCGACAGGTCGATGATGGCCATGGTCAGCTCCGCAGGGGCACGGACAGCGTGCCCGCCGCTTCACGGCGCGGGCCGTCCACGCGGTCGGCCTCGATGTCGATCACGGGCTGGCCGTCCGCGTCGATCCAGAACCGCACCGAGGCAATGCGGATGCGCGGCTCCCAGCGCACCAGCGCCGACACGGCGGCGGACATGGTGCGCAGGCGGGTTGCCGGGTTCAGCGGCTGGTCGATCAGCTCGGGGACCTGGCTGCCGTAGTCGCGGCGCATCACGCGTGAGCCGATCGGCGTGGAGAGGATGTCGCGCACCGACTGCACCACATGCGGCTGGTCGGCAAGCGCGCGCCCGGTGGCGTTGTTCATGCCGGTCACCGCGTGCCCTCCGTCCAGTCGCCGCCGCGCTGCACGCCGCCGTGGTCGTGCTTGTCCAGCACGACGCCGTTGGACGAAAGCTGGCCGCCCTCGTGCGTCAGGCTGCCGGTGATCTTGTTGCCGTTCTCGCCGCCATGGCCGGCGATGCCGTTCTCGTACGCGAACCGGCCTTTGACCGTGACATTGCCATCGAAAACGGTGTCCGGCGCCTTCACCAGCACGTTCGCGGCGGCTTCCAGGAACACCGTCTTGACGCCCTGCACGCTCAGCAGGCCGGCGGTGTGGTCGTAGCTGGTGAGCGCGCCATCCGGGTACAGCGTGACAGTCAGGTTGGGGTCGTTGCTCGGAACGTCGTTGTCGTCGGTCGGGATGCCGCACAGGATGACGGCGTTGGCCGGGTCGCCGCTGGGGCAGAACAGCAGCACCTGCTCGCCCACGGTCGGCGGGTTCCAGGTGCGCGTCCGGCCGGCGCGGCACTCGGCCCACGGGCGCCAGGTGGTGGTGATGCCACCGGTGCGTACGCGCACGGCCGGCGGCTTGGTGTGCCGAACCTCGGCGATGGTGCCGAGGCGCAGGAGGTTTTCGAGAAGGCGGGCGAAGTCTGCGGTGTCCATGGACGCAGAGTGCCGTGTGCGCGTGGGTGGTGCATCTACTGCGTGTTGTGTAGGCGCGCCTTACAACAGCTTTCCGCTTTATCGTTTGGGGGGTATACCCGGAGGAAGGCTGTGCGATTTCTTCTTGAAGGAACTGTTTTTTGGTTCTACACCGAATCCTATGGCCGACACATTAAGCCTACGCCTTTTTTGGTTCCCTCATAGAGATAGGATCGGAATAAATCGAAAAAAGGACATCCTCTCATGGCCACTAACTCGCAGCTAGGCGACGCTCTATTGTTCGTCGACACAAACGTACTTCTCGACTTCTATCGCATCCGAAAGAGCGATGTGAGCATAAAGTACCTTCAGCAATTGGAGGAATGCAAGGATAGATTAATTCTCGGTTCTCAAGTTGAGATGGAATTCAAGAAGAATCGCCAGCGAGTAATCGTCGAAGCGTTGAATAGCTATTCCTTGCCTGACTGGGGGAAGTTATCGCCTCCGGCCCTTGTTGCAGACATCAAAGCATGCAAAATGATAGAAAAAAAGAAGGGGGACTTGATAAATCAGCACAAGAAGGTTAGCGAAAAAGTACGCTCTATCCTTTGTGACCCCACGCACCACGATCCGCTCTATAAGATTCTGCAAAGACTTTTCAAGAACCACTCACCCTACAATCTGGCGCGAACAAAGAAAGAGCGTTTTAATATCAGAAATCTTGCCAGGAAGCGCTTTGTGCTCGGCTACCCACCAAGAAAGCAGAATGATACGTCTATAGGTGATTCTATAAACTGGGAATGGATTGTTCATTGTTCTAAAGAAAGCGGCAAGCATGTGATTATCGTTACGCGAGATACTGATTACGGCGTAACCTATAAGGACACGCCGTACATCAATGACTGGTTGAGGCAAGAATTTAGTGAGCGCGTCAGCAAAAAACGTCAACTTATCCTTACGGATAAACTCTCAGTTGCACTAAAGAAAGTGCACAAATCGGTGACGAAGGAGATGGAGGAGGCAGAGAACACGCTTTTGCGCCATGCTACCAACAGGGAAATACAGGTCGAAGATGAGTTCATTCCGTGCAGGCATGACGACATCTTCGAAAACTTGACCTTGCAATCAGATACTATTTTGCAGCCACCAAGCGCGCGATCGGGGTTGGCGGTTGCTAGGCACCCAAATGCAAGAGAAGTAAATTAGTGATGTGCTCCATGTCCATTCCATCCATGCCTAACAGTTCCCGCGCCGGATATTGAGCCGTCAGCCCAGCTTTGTTGACGCGATCCCGAAGGCCGAACTGGTGAACCGTGGCGATGCGCTGCGCGTTGCCCGCGAAGGTCACCACGGCAGTGTTGGCGTCGGCCTGGGTCTTCATGTAGCGCGCCAGCCGAAGCCGCATGAACATCGCCCGCCGGATGCGGCCGGCGCGGTGCCGCAGCTGCGGCTTGCGCGGTACGTAGGGGCTGCCGTCCGGGTTACGCTGCTCGGCGATGCGGGTAGCCTGGCGCCGGCGCAGCTCGACGGCCACAGCGCGCGCCAGCGTCCGGCGGGCCGGTGCATCCAGCTTGGTCAGCATCCCGGCCAGCCATGCCTCTAGTTCGCGGGGCTCGCTCA